TCAGAGAGTTTGATATTGATTCTGTTTTGGCAAGACAAGAATTTGAGCAGAAATGTTATGTGACGGATAATCAATATATAATTGGCTACCATGATGGGTTAAGCGATGCAATAAAAGCAATCGAGGACAAGGCAGAAAGTGAGGAATAAATGAAAAAATTAAGGATTTTGCTAATAACAATATTATTCGTATTTGTCCTAAACGGATGCAATTACGAATTAGATTTTAATTATACATACGATTATGGATATATCTTATTGCCTAACGGTGAATATGTTGAAGGAAAGGTTGAAACATGGTCTAATTTTGAAGATTGCGAACAGATACAAGTTGTTATAGACGGAACTACATATCTTACAGATACAACAAGATGCGTATTGGTTAAATATGGGGAGGCAGACAAATGACACTAACAGAAACACTTGATGCTTTAGATAACAACCACACAATCATAAGCAATTATGAGTACACGGACGAGGAAATGTGCGAGGCTTTAACAATAGCCGTTAAATCCCTTGAAACACTTTCAAACATTATCAACATAATGGAAAACACAAGTCCTTATGAGGTTGAATCTGAAATCGAAAATGCTTTAGAAAACTTTAAAGAGTTTGTGGAGGCAGAATGATGAACACTATTATATACGCATCAAAAAACGGATATACAGGGATGCTTTACGGAAAGTCAAGTATGATTATTCAGGATAAAGATGGTGTTGAGGTTTTTCATACAGGATTCAGAAAAGCAAACACTTATGATGAACTTGTTGAACAAGTTGAGACATACCCTGATTTTTTAAAACTTTTAAAGAACTTACATGACGATGAAGAATTTGACGAGGATGACGATATATGAGAAAACCTTTATCACGGACTATCCCGGTTGAAAGCAAAAAAATCATAGCCATAGATTTTGACAATACATTAGCTTTTACTGATTATCCGATCATAAAAGCACCAAACACCGAATTAGTTGAGTTTATCAGGCAACATCAAAACGATTATGTGTTTATCCTATGGACTATGAGAGAGGGCAAACAATTACAGTTTGCAAAAGAGTGGATAAAACAACAAGGAATCCGATTTGACTTTTACAACCAAAATACTCCGTGGAATATTCAAAAATACGGAGATAGACGGAAAGTTTATGCCGATTATTACATAGACGATCACAACGCAACAATTAAAGACTTACAATGAGAGGTAAAAAACATGAATAAAAACTTTGCTGCCATACTTAAAAGACTATCCGAAGATATTACCCTGAAAGTATATGCAGGTATCTGTATTGCTTTATCAGAATATTGCGAAAACCTAACACCTGATGATATTTTGCAGATTTGCGAATTATCCGAGGCTATATGGAATGAGGTTAACCAAAGAGATATTGATATTTACAAGTGGTGTAACGATGTTTCAGGTGTAGATTTACGAAAATTTCTTACCGAAAAGCATTGACAGATATAAAGTCAATATGCTATAATCTGTACAGAAAGTGAGGTACAGAGCATGAAAATAGGTTACGCAAGAGTTTCAAGTAAAGAGCAGAATCTTGATAGACAGATTAAAAGTCTTACAGAGGCAGGTTGTGAGAAGATTTATTGTGACAAGCAATCCGGGAAAGACTTTGACAGACCTGAATATCAGAAAATGATTTCCGAGATAACAAGTGATGATATTCTCTACATACATTCTATTGACAGACTTGGCAGAGATTACGATATGATTATTGAGGAATGGGGCAGAATCACAAGAAAAGCAAACATTGTTGTTCTCGATATGCCCTTACTTGACACCACATCAGGCAAGGATTTAACGGGCAAGTTTATTGCAGACTTGGTTTTGCAGATTTTAAGCTATGTTGCAGAAATCGAAAGACGCAAAATCAAAACAAGACAAGCCGAGGGAATTGCAATAGCAAAAGCAAAAGGAATTTACAAGAAAAAAGAAATTGATGAAGAAAAATTCAAAATTTTAAAAATTGATTTTGAAAATCGAAAAATCACGGGACAAGAGTTTGCCGATAGCATGGGAGTGAGCAGACAGACAATTTACAAACTTTTAAAGGAGGCATAACATGGCATATAGTCAGGCACAAAAAGAGGCAACAAGAAGATATTTTCAGAAAAATTATCATGTAACAAGTTTAAGGATTCCGATTGAACTAAAAGATATAGTTAAATCGGCAGCAGGAGAGAAAAGTCAACACAGTTATCTTCTTGGTTTATTGTATGACGATTTAGAGAAAAAAGGCTATACATTTGAAAGAAAGTCCGAGTAACATCGGGCTTTTTTATTTTTCAAAATAAGGTAAACGATTTTGATACCCCCTACCCCTTATATCTGCCAAAAATCTGATTTTCTGAAAATAGTCCATTTTTAAAAATTGTTCTGAACTATACCTGAACTCACATTTTTTGCAATTTTTAGGGTGTATTTGGAGATTTTTTCTCGGAATATTCACTTTAATTGCAGATTTTTTGCATTTCATGTTCATAAAACCACTAAAATATCAATTTTTCGTGATGATCTGGGATAAAAGTTAACCAAAATCGAATTAAATCTTTAAAAAAATAAAAAAATTTTTCAAAATTTCAAAACTTTGTTACGGATTTTTAACCCCCCACCCTTTTATATATGCCTCGAAAAATGAAATCCTGAAAAAAGTCCGATTTTGATTTTTGTCTTGAACTCGCCGTGAACTCACGAAAAATGGCTTTTTCAGGCCATGTTTTTCTTTTCGGATTTTGCATTGTTTCCGGGTGCGTGGTGTTTTGTGGGTGTTTTTTGTGTGGTGTGTGGTGCGTGATATAATGCCCTTTTAAAGTGTTTTAAAGGCTTTTAAAGGCTTTTAAAGTGCGTTATGGTATAAAGTATCACATAAACATTTTACAAGGCGTTAAAACGGCACAAAAACGGCTATAATTTACAATAAATATTATTATGTAAACATATACACCTATAAAAGCCATATAAGGCTATTTAAGACGATAAAAAACCATTAAGATATAAATTATGCCTTAATGGTTTTTATGGCGTTAAAATGCCGTTAAAATGCTTATAAAAATATATTTGTTTTGGTGTTTTCCCAGATCATCACAAAAAAGGCAATAAAAAAACACCTGATTTTATTCAAGTGCTTTTTTAATTTCTTTATTTTTCTTTTGATTTTTCATAACATTTATAAGCGATTGAATTATATATGCGATCAATAATTATATATTCTATTTTTTTCTTTTCTGTATCTTCTATGACCTTGTAAACATTGCCATATACATCAGTATTTACACATAATAATTTTTGCATTTTTTCACCCTCCGAAAAATTAAATATTTTCTATTTCTTGCAATAGTTCCGACAAACTAACGCCGTAAAGCTCCGACAAAATGCCTTTTATTTCTTTTTTTGCGTCCTCGGGTGTAGTGGCTTTTATTTTAAAGTTGCCACCCTTTAAAAGTCCGGGAAATGCTGCCACCTGCAAAAACAAGCCCGTGTTTGATTTGTAAATATAAATGCCCGAAACAATATTTATATAACCTGATTCGAGTATAAAAAGCGCATCAATTTTTCCCATTTTTAAAACCTCCACTATTTTATATATTCAGACAAACCTTTTTTTATTATGGCATTTTTAACGGCTTTTAATATCCATTGTGGTATATAACGATATAAAGTATAGGGAACGCCCTTATTAAATAAAATTGTATCATTATATCCAAAACTATTTTCGGGGGTTTTTATTGATATATACGGCTTTATAGGTAAACCTAACACGCCCAACTCTCCCGAATAAGGTTTATTCAAAATAAATGTATATTTTTCTTTATTGTATTTTCTTGTAAAAAGTGTTATTTTTTCCATCGTCAAACCTCCTTTTATTAGTTGATTTTGTAAATTTCACGGTATAATAAATATGTCAGTAAATTTTCAGCTTCTTCTTGTGTGTATTTGTTTTTTTCTTCTTCAGTTTCTTCGAGTATAATTGCCAAGTCATCAATGGCGTTGCGGTTGTAATAGTAACAAGTGTCTAAAATAGACGGTAAACCCTGCGCCCAGTCTTTGAAAATATCTTGTTTACTATAAAACCAGGCGTTTTTATTATATTTGATTTTTTCGTTATATATGGCTTCCTGAATGTATTTAGCTACTTTTTTAAAATCATTTTCATCAACATCACCTTCATAATATGGCGTAAAGTTTTCGAGTATGTATTTTCTGATGTTTTCGATTGCCTTTTTACTGTTTGTTCTAATCATGTTTTTTTACCTCCGATATTTTAAAAATTGTTAATTGTGCGCCCGGTTTATTCTCTCGGGTGAGTTTTGGCAAGAATCCCGAAAACCTTTAAAAGTGGCTTTTAAAAATCCCCGTTGTTGTTCTTGTGTTGTTATACTTATGATAACATATCTATATATAAAGTCAATAGTTATTTTTAAATTTTTATAAAAAAATATAGAAAAAAATAGAAAAATGTAGTATTAGTAGAGTTATCGGAGAGTATACACAATATATTGTAGTATAGTACAATAAAAAATTTACACCAAACAAGGAAAAAAGCGAAAAATGGGAAATAATACGCCAGATCACGACAAAAAAAACATGAATCAGGACACGCCCGAAACGGCTGCCCCGATGGATTTTGAATATATAATAAAAAATAACATGATTGAAAATACGCTTTTAAGTTTGGCAGATCAACAAGGCGTGGATATTTATGAATGTAAAATAAACCCATTTAAAGCATTATTGCAAGAAACGGGTGCAATATTATTTCCGTACAAAACAAATATATTAAAAATCAAAATGATATATGATGTAAATGAAAATGTATATAATATAAAACGATATAATTATATATATAATATTAAATATCTATATGATATATATAATCAATATTGTTATATATCGCATAAATATAATAAACTAATTAGCATAATGTATTATTGTTATTTGTGTAATATACCATATACTACAATGTATAAAATACTTAATACAAACAGTGATTATAATTATATAAATAAATCAGAATGTGAGAATTTTAACCAATTACGATTATATATATTAAAAGGGTTAGCAAGTGAACGCGAGGAAAACTTAAAGGAAAAATGCTTTGAAAGTCCCGGAGCCGTCGGCACTATTGCAATTGGCAATGTTGAAAACGGCTGGAATCTCACACCCGGACAAAAAGCCATAAATACGGCAGACAATAACATATTATCGTTGGGGCAATTGCCGACACTAAAAGCGATCACAACGGCAGAAAACACCGAAAACAACGGTATTTTAGCCGATTAAAGACAATAAAAGACGGATATATTATAATAATATTGTTTTGTCAATCAGGTACACGCCGTTTACATTGTAAAGGGGCAGGGGTGTTGACTGAATCAGTCAAAAATCGCCTGATTAGTCCCTCAAGTTCCGAAAAAACAAAAGGTTAACAATAAATGAGATATACAGATACACACTACACATTTATACAAGCAGTGAAAAAACAAAAGATTATTAAAAAAAATGACATAGAGAAATACACAATACTGTTTATTGCAAGTAACGAAAAAATAAAAGGTTAATGAGTAATATAATAATAGCCAATACATTGCGAGATACTATAAAAGCATAATATATATTATCAATACTCAACCACCGAAAAAATAAAAGGGACAGCATATAGTAATATAAATACACATATATTACACACACAAGTAACGAAAAACAAAAGCCCCATATAATTAAATATTAAATAGCATTATACACACTACACATATAGACAATACAGAGAGATATATACACATAACCCTCATTTAACCATTGAACACACAATGCACCATATTGGTTACACTAAAAACGATGTAAATTACCCTAAAAATGATGTAAAAGTGAAAACATAGTGCAAAGAGAGTGATATAAATACCTCTATAAACGATTTTAACGTACCATAGTGGCATTTTAACCACGAAAGTGATAAAATACACGATGAACGAAAAACAGACCCTTAAAACACCCTTAAAAGGATTTTTAAAATGGCAAACAGAATTGATTTAGAAAATTATATAATGGCTTGTGTGCGAAGATACGAGGAAAATCATCCCGAAGATAGACTTGTAGCCACAAAACAAGTGAAAGTGCCTGTTGATGGATGTGAATACTGTCAGGGCAAAGAGGATTTGTATAATATACCGTTTTATCTCCGAATAGGGATAGAAAAAGACGAATTATTGATTGAAACAGACGAAACACGGGCAATCAAGATACGATATTGTCCAATGTGTGCAAGAAAACTTTAAAAATATGGGTTATGGCACTAACTACAAAAACAAATGTTCAAAACCTGTTCCCATTAACCTGCCGTAACCCTTATTTATAGCCCTTTAGCCAAACGGTCAAGGCAACGGGTTTTGATCCCGTGATTTGTAGGTTCGATTCCTGCAAGGGCTGTTTGCCATCTGTGGCAATGTTCATGTTTGTGAACACCTTTCGAGAGCCTATTTGCATGAGCAGATTAAAGGGAATCTCGATGTTTCCCGATAGGCATATATCGTTTTTCATCCATGACGATAACTCCTTTTGGTAATGCGTGGAAATCGTGACAAGTAGCCGTGAAAGTCGGTATGAGTATGGCAAGTAAAGAATTACAAGACTATGTAAATCATGCGAAAAAACTAATAGAGAACGGGCAATTAGACTATTCAATAGCCGATGCACTATATCAAGCCTCACAAGTAGCCATGAAAACGGAGAAAGACAATGAATATGGCTTAAAGGTGTTGTCTTATGCCAAATATGTGTGTAGGCAAGTAGTCAGGAGAGAACAAAACTGTTCAATATGGGAAATTGAGCGATTTTGCTTTGATAATAATTGTCAAGTGGATATTGTCAATCTGTTTTACAAGATTCTGAAAGCAGAAAGTCCGTTTTTGTTTGAATCCTATATATTTTTCATGGAACGGCGTAGACACCCGACAAAAAGGTTTTATTTACCACGAAGAAAGACACTTAAAGTTGTTGTCGATGATCTGCAAAGGTTAGAGGACACGGATTTAAAGTTTTATGGACTATCAATGCCAAGCCGTTCGGGTAAATCGAGCACTTGCATTTTCTTTTTATCGTGGATAGCTTACAAAAGACCGAATAGCCATAGTGCTATGGGTGGACACTCGGGAATGTTGGCAGATGGATTTTATGATGAATTGTTAAACCTTATGACAACACAAGAGTATTGTTTTGCCGAATTATATTCAGAATTACACCCCGGTTGCGTACTTTTAGCCGATAAATCCGCCGACAAACATATAATAAACCTTGATAAACCCGACAGATTTGCCACAATCACTTGCCGTGGTATTGATGGTACATGGACAGGAGATATTGATATTAGTGGTGGAAAAGCAAAAAAAGATGCAAAAACGGGGAAAATAGACAATGATACGGCAAATATTGGTTATCTGTATGCAGACGATTTAGTGCGAGATAGAGAACACTCATTATCTCCGTCACGAATGGAAAATACATGGCAAGAATACCTAAACAAGATGGTTGACCGAAAAATAGATGGTGCAAAGGAACTCATGGTAGGTACACTATGGAATGTCCTTGACCCACTTGAAAGAATGAGAAAAGAACATGAGGGAGAAAAAGGTTATCTGTTTAGAAGAATACCTGCCCTTGACGAAAACGATAAATCCAATTTTGACTATGCTATAAACGGATTTTCCACGGAATACTACCACGAAATGCGAGAAAGACTTGATAATGCCGAATGGATGGCTAAATATCAACAACAACCCTATGTTCGTGAGGGTATAGTCTTTAAGGCAGACGAATTAAGGTACTTTAATGGCATTTTACCCGAGGGCGACCATAGAATTGTAGCTGCCGTTGATGTGGCATGGGGTGGTGGCGACCACTTATCAATGCCGATAGGAGCAGAATACGAAAATGGCGATGTGTATATCTTTGATTGGGTATTTAGTGCAGAACCAAAGGAAACCACGATACCCATTGTTGTCGGACAGATAGTTAATAACAATATCCGACAGATACGATTTGAGGGAAACACGGGTGGAGATATGTTTCAGGCGTATGTTGACGAACAGTTAGAGAAAATGGGCTACAAATGTTCAACAGAAAGCCGAAAAGCACCTAACAAAATGTCAAAAATGGAAAAAATCATTGCATATTCAGGCGATATTAAGCGAAAATTTGTATTTTTGCAACCAAACAAGCCATTAGCGAAGAAGAAACCGGGGCAATATCGCAGATCAAACGAATATCAACAAGCAATGGATGAGTTTGTGACTTTTGTTAAAGTCGGAAAGAATGAGCATGACGATGCCGTGGATGGTTTAACACAGTTAGAAATGTTTTTGGATTCAGATACAGAAATGCCGAGTGTAAAGGCTTGTATAAATCCATTTAGGAGCTATGGGAGGGCTTAAATGAACGCAAAGGACTATTTATACCGAATTAGGACAATTCAAGCGAGAATCGAGCGAAAAACAGAGGAAATTGAAATGTTAAGGTCAATGGTTGAAAGTACAACAGCACCGATGGGGAGAGATTACATTCAATCATCGGGAAAACAAGACAAGTTTGCTAATATCATTTCAAAAATGGTGGATATTGAGAATGAAAGAGATACCCTAATAGCCGAAAAGTTTGATATTGTCTGTATGATTGAACGGATTGAAGATGCCATAGCCTTTAAATGTGTGTATTTCAAGTTTGTTAACAACATGAGAGTTAACGATATTTGCGAAAAGTTAGAGATAGCAGAATCAACATTTTACAAAAAAATGTCAGTTGGCTACTCCGAAATAGACGAGATATTGAAAAATAGAGTACCCGTAGAGAAAAATGTAGTAGTCGGATAGAAAAATATAGTAGACAAATCATAGATTTCACTTTTTTTTCTTGTTATTGTAAAATCGTGAAAAGAAGATTTGTCGATTTCATCAAATGACCTCACTTTTAAAAGCCTTGCCAATTTGGTAGGGCTTTTTACTTTGGAGAAACATGAACAATAAGACTTTGCAACAACTTGTAAAAGGTTGTTATGGCAGAAAAATCGCATACACAAATGTAGACCACATAGACGAAAACAATATTTTAAGTGTTGTTGGCAATACTATCGGTGTTTTCAACAACAACAGAATGGTATGTGAATATTTGTGGCGTTACAAGAATGGCGATCAACCCATTCGTTATCGTAACAAGACAATTCGTGACGATGTATGCAATAATGTTGTAGAAAATCACGCATGGGAGATTGTTCAGTTTAAGAATGGACAGACAAACGGAGAGCCAATTCAGTATATTTCTCGGAGAAAAGACGAGAGCATAAGTGATTTAATTGACAAACTCAATGATTATGTTGCTGCCGTTGATAAGCAAGTGCGTGACATATCATCAGGAGAATGGACAAGTGCCGTAGGTACGGGATTTAAGGCTATTCAAAGAGTAAACGGCGATGTGCCTTTTAGAATTACAGTACCCACACCACTTAATACATATATCATTTACTCACAATACACGGAACAACCGATGTTAGCCGTGCAGAGATTAAAAGACGAGAATAACGAACAGTTTTTCTTGTGTTTTGATGAGAGATTTGAGTATCGCATAAAGAACGGCGTAGTAATCTTAAAGAGATTGCACTTGTTTGGTGGTATTCCTATCGTGGAATATCCTAACAATCAGGATAGAATATCTGATATTGAGTTAGTTATTGATATGCTTGATGCTATCAACAACTACCAATCAAACAGAGTTGATGCCGTTGAACAGTTTGTGCAGAGTTTCATCAAGTTTGTCAACTGTGAGATAGACGAAACCGAATTTAGAAAAATGAAAGAGGTAGGAGCTATCACAGTACATTCAACAAAGGATAAACAAGCCGATGTTGATATTATGACACAAGAGCTTAACCAAACTGAAACACAAGTTGCAAAACAAGATATACTCGATAACATTGCATCTATTCTTGGAATACCCAATAAAGAGGGTGGCTCAAAGTCAGGTGACTCACAAGGTGCTGTCGAACTCCGAAACGGCTGGGACTTTGCAAAGCAGAGAGCAGGTATTAAAGACCCTTACACAGTAGAGGCAGAGAAAAGACTTGCAAAAATCATCATTAACGAAATTCAGTTATCAAAGGGCAAAGACGAAATGCCACTTGATATGTTTGATGTTGATGTAAAGATAAGTCATTCTCCGACAGATAACCTTTATGTTAAGGCTAATTCACTTGCATTACTGTTACAGAGTGGAGTTGACCCGAAGATAGCAATTAAAACATCAGGACTTTGGAGCGATAGCGAAAAGGTTTACACACAATCAAGAGATACACTTGATATTAAACAAGGCTATACCGAAAAGGAACAAGCCGAGAACATAATTGACATAGACAATAGGGTTAAGAATGGCAATACTTGATAAAGACGAATTAAATATGCCCTTGTCTGATGATGAAGATATTGAGGGAATCCTATATGAGTATTTCCGGGAAATGAACAAAATCACAGACGAGCAAGTGGAGGATAGGGTTGATATTGCCAAACAGATTTACAACCTTATTGCTATGTTTTTGTTTCTTGTTAGTGGTACGGCATACACAAACGGAGTACAAGATATAGACTACTATGTGTTAATGCTACAAAGACGATTTAAGGATATAATCGGATTTTCTGATAGTTACACAGAAAGTTATGTGAATTTCATAACCCTTGAAATCGTGAATACCACTTTTGAAAACCTTGAAACAGAATATTATCTGTCAAAAGATAGGGCATTGGATATAGCCGAAACTGAGGCAAACACTATTATGAATTATAGTGATTATCAAGATGCTATCAATAATGGGTTTACCAAAAAACAATGGCTCACCGAAAAGGACAACAAGGTTAGGAAATCACACCAACTTGTTGACAATAAGGTAGTTGGCATTAAGGACTATTTCAAAGTTGGTGGAGATATGATGTTATTTCCACATGATTTGTCAATGAATCCGAAAGCACAGAACATTATCAACTGTCGATGCCATATAAAATACAGTAATTAAGTCGCAAGACTTTTTTATATATAAAATTCGCACTTATGCGTCAAATAAGAGATGCCAATTCGTTAAGAAAAAACGTAAAAATCGTAGGCAGGAGGATAAAAATGAATAGAGAAACATTAAGTGCTTTAGGACTTACAGACGAGCAGATTAACGAGGTAATGAAAGAACACGGCAAGGATATTCAAGCCGAGAAACAGAAAGCAGAGGGATATAAAACCGATTCTGTTAAGTTAGCCGAGTTAACAAAACAGTTGGAGCTAATGAAAAATGCTCAATCCGAAAAGGACAAAACTATCGAAACAAAAGACACTCAATATGACGAGTTAAAGAAACAGTTTGAGAGTTTACAGAGCGAATTAAAGACAAAGGAACTCAAAGCTAATTTAGCCGAAAAAGGAATTGTCGGAGAAAACGCAGATAAACTCATTCAATCATTAGCAGGTGGAACACTTGATGTGGAACTATTAGGCGCAATTATTTCCGAAAAGGAAACAAACGCCGTAGACGCAAAGGTTAAGGAACTTGCAGGACAAGCAGGAAACCCCGGTGGGTCACAAGGCAATGGAAATGACCCTGAAAAAACCGATGCAGAGAAAATGGCAGAAAGCATCGGAAAGAGTTTTGCCGAATCTCAAAAGGCATCTAACGATGTTTTAGCACAATATATTTAAACACAAAATTTTCATAGGAGGAAAGAAAAATGGTATTTGATACAAATTCAGTTGTTTCAACACCCGACATTCTTAAAAGAAAACTCGGTGGCGAACTTTTTGTGCCTATCACAATCGCATCATCAGAGTTTTCAAACACCGATGTAGTTAAGGCAGGTAGTCCTATCGGTGCAGATGGTACAATTCAGAACGATGGTGATGCCGTAGGTATTCTTCTCAACGATGTATATGTTGATAACCCTAACGGCTCACTTATCAAGGGATTCGCTACAATCAACCTTGCAAATGCAGAGGCTAATAGTGGTCTTACACTTGCAACCGCTTGTAAGTCGGCTCTTACAAATCTGTTTTTTGAATAATTAAAGGAGGATAAGCATAATGAGAATTACTGATGTATATAATTCAAAAGCCGTTGCTATTTTTCAATCAGAGGTAGCATCAAATAAAGACGCTTATCTTGGAGAGGCACTTTTCCCTACAAGAAAGAAGATGGGACTTGACCTTAAATGGATAAGAACATCAAAGGGATTACCCGTATCACTTTCTCCGTCTGCTTTCGATACTGTTTCTACTATCCGTAGCCGTGAGGGATTCAAGATGGATGAAACAGAAATGGCATATTTCAAAGAGAGTATGCTTGTTAAGGAGCAGGACAGACAAGATATGTTGCGTGTTCAGGATTCTTCTGACCCTTATGCAAAAGAGGTACTTTCACATATCTTTGATGATGCAAACACACTTATTGCAGGTGCAAAGGTAGTACCCGAGAGAATGAGAATGTCACTCCTTGCTAATGCAAACGGACACCCCTCAATCTCAATTTCTGCTAACGGCGCAACATACGCATACAACTATGACCCTAACAATGACTACTCAACAAATAACTTTACTGATGTTGGTGGTGTTCAGAGTACAAATTATTGGACAGATACAACAAATTCTGACCCCATGAAAGATATTGCCGATGCACAAGATAAGGTTGAGCAGGACACAGGTGTTAGACCTACAAACATGATCGTTTCAAAGGCGACAATGAATCTTCTCAAGCAGAACGCAAAGATTAAGTCTGCAATTCTCGCACAGAATGTATCTGCTAATATCTTTATGACAGATGCAAGAGTTAAGGAACTTTTTGCCAACGAGCTTGGAATCAATGTCATTGTTTATACAAAACTCTATAAGAACGAGAGCAATCAGGCAAAGAAATTCTATCCTGATGGTATGGCAACACTTATTCCTGACAACACACTCGGAAATACATGGTATGGTGTAACACCCGAGGAGGCAACACTCCTTGAGGATGCTAACTATGATTGCACAATCATTGACGGAATTGCCGTTACAGTTGCAAATTCAGTAGACCCCGTACAGACAAAGACAATCGCATCAGAGATTGTTCTCCCGTCATTCGAGAACTTAAAGCAGACATATATGCTCAAGGTTGCATCTTCTGTAACATACTAATCAATACAATGGCTAAATGGGGGCATATAAAGCCCCCTAAAGCCGTTTAAGGAGATAGACAATGATTTTACCATTCAGAACAAAATACAACGGCGTTTACTATGATGCAGGTCAGGAAATACCCGTTGAGGAAACCAAAGAAGAAAAGGTTGCCGAAACAGTAGTTGAAGAAACAGTTGAGGAAACCAAAGAAGAAAAGGTAGAAAAGAAACCTACTTATAAACGCAAGACAAAATAAGGAACATTGCATTATGAATGAACTCATAGCCGAGATAAGAGCATTAGCAAAAACATATTTGACAGAAAGTGACGATGGGGATGATTCAGAACTCACAGAGTTTCCATTATCAATAGTTAATTTTGTTTTCGAGTACGCATTAAAGAAATGCAATTTTCCTAAACATTTCACAGACGAAAGAAAAGTCAATGAATTGTCGGCTTGTAAAAATTCACTTGCGATGGCTTGTGTAGACCTTTACTTGAAAATTGGTACAGAGGGACAGAACTCTTATTCATCAAACGGAGTAACCCGTAATTTCAAGTATGATTGGATAAACGCAAGTTTACTTGAAAACTTGCCGAATTATGTCAGGACAATATAATGCACAGAATGAGATTACCCAAACGAGATAAACAGAATATGTACTACTCAAATTTTGTGGGAACACAAAAAGAGTATCAGACAGACGCAGAGGGTAATATTGTTTATGTTGACATAGACGGAGTGCAAACACCCATTGAAACGGGTATTGTTTCAGAGATTTACGATACACCCGTTGCTTTCCGTAGCTCAATATCATCAAGTCTTAATGAAATGCACATTAAATCATGGGGAGTAGACCAATCATCAATCTATTCTGAATTGTGTGTGCCAAAAGGCTATTTGCCACTTAAAATCGGTGCGATCATTTGGAGAACATCGGAAATCGAGTGGGATGATGAACAACAAGGAATACCCAAAGCATCATCATCGGACTATACTGTTTGTGGACTTATGGATGAGGGTTTAACGGAAGATTTGTTCTTGCTTAAACGAAATTCGAGTGAAGAAGAAGAAAGTCCGGGCGTAGACGATGAAGAAACTGAAAATCAACCTATTCAATCAGACAACGATACAACAAGCGATTAAGGATATTGAAGATTATAAGCAAGAGATAATCAAAGGAACTGAAAGATTTTGCAAGGAATTATCCGATGATGGAATCAAGATAGTCAACCTTAATATTCCTGATGAATTTGCGAGTTATGTTGCATTTGGTAGAAAAATAGACCCACAACAATATGGTTGCGATGCAATAATTATTCTTACCGATGTTATCCCTTATGAATCAAGATGGTTAGTAAAGGGTGAAAACGGAAAAGAAATTGAGAAAACGGCTAAATTAAGTGCCGTGTTAATGGCAGAATTTGGGTCAGGTGTAAAAGCCGATGCAAAGGCAAAACACATTAAGGCAACTAATGTAAAAGAGAAAGTCGGCAGAGGTACATTCCCGAGCCAAACAAACGAGCCGTTTGGAAATATAAACCACGCACAAAAACAAGATATATGGTGGTATAAAGATGCTAAAACAAAGGAGTGGCAACATTCAAGTGGTGCAACACCTAAAATGCCTATATACAACGCATATCTTGAAATGGAAAGACAAATAAGACAAAAAGCAAGGGAAATATTTAAAACATGAGTTGGGTATTTGATTTAGAAAATCGCATATACACCATTGTTAAAACAAAGGTTACGAATAAGTTGAAAAGCAAATATTCCAAAATCAACTTTACACAAGACTCAACACCTGATGATACAAACTCATATTTCCCGACAATATACATACATTTTCTTCCGTCAAACGAATACGGAAAAACACTTGATGCACTTACGATAAACGCAATAATGTCAACGGCACAAATCGAGGTTACATCATCGAAAACACAAGGGCAGACAGTTGCAAGGCAAGTAATATGGGAAACCATAGAACAGTTTAAAGCCTTGCGATATGAGGTATTCCAAACACCCGAGGTTATTCCCACGGGTAACGATACAAACTGTTGTGTATGCCGTGTGCGTAGAATGGTAGGTGCAAACGATACAGTTGGTTAAAAGGAACAATCCTTTTTATCATAAAATATTTCACAAATAAAATTTATAGGAGGATAAAAAAATGGCATTACCCGGAATGTCCACACTCGGAATAAGATTTTTCTATGGCGTGGAAACAACGGCAGGACAGAAACCTGCTACATTTGTAGAGCTTTCAAGAATCAATAGTATCGGTGGAATCCAAATTGATGTAGAAACCATTGACGCATCTGCACTCATTGACAAGGTTACAAAGTCAGTTGCAGGTAGAGGCGATACGGGTGGAGATTTCCCTGTTTCAGTTAACATCACACCTGATACAATTACAGAGTGGCAGACACTTATTTCTGCATACAAGACAGCTAAAGAGGCAGGAAAGCAGACTTGGTTTGAGGTTTACCATCCTGACCTTACAAGTGGTGCATTTTTCGTTGTGGCAGAGCCACCTCAAGAAATCCCCATGCCCGAATCAGGTCAGAACGAACTTTGGACAGTTGAGTTTACACTTACAATCAATGATTACAAGGGACTTGACACAGCAGTTGTTCCCGTATCGTCAGGTAGTGGCGATTGATAACACAAAAACTTGCCCTATAAAGAGGGTGGGGAGAGCAATCTCCCTGCCCTCCCAAAAGGGCTTAAATTAAACTTTGGGAGGAAATAAAAATGACATTTAAGGTAAACGGAGTAACTTACAAATCGGCAGAGATTGATTACAATGCCGTATGCTTTTTTGAAGATAACGGACTTGATTTTAACGATGTTCGCAAAAAGGGAAACTCATTTATGAGAGCCTACTTTGCGTTATGCGCAGGGATTTCCGTTGAAGATGCAGGAAAACTCATTCAGGAGCATATCATTAACGGTGGTGATGTAAAGCCTATCGTAGATGCTTTTGCAAAGGAGATTGACAAGTCAGATTTTTTTCAAGCTCTCGTCAAGGGCAAGGAGAAGAAAACTACAACGGAGAGCGCAGAACTTACAGAGAACTAATTGAGAAAGAATTTTTACCTAACGCATTAGCAATAGGTATTCCATATAGTCTTTTTTGGACTTTAAACCCGAGAAAGATTAAACCATTTTACGAGGCACACAAAATCAAGAGAAAAATGCTTGATGAACAAATGTGGTGTATGGGTGCATACATACATAGTGCCGTGTTATCTGCCGTTGAGAAAAATCTTGCAGGTAAAAAGTCGAAAGCAAATTATGTTGAGAAACCTTTTATGCAAGAAGAAGAAATCAACACAGATAGAGCCAAAGAGGAAAACATGAAGAAAGTAAAAGCCGTTTTTCAATCTTTGGAAATTATGAAAGCAAACTTTGAATTATCAAAACAAGGGTAGCATGAAAGTGTTACCCTTTTTCTTTAAGGAGATAGACAATGCCTGATTTAAGTTTACAGATTAAAGCAAGTGCAGATAGTGCGATAAAATCACTTGATAAACTTGAAACAAAACTGACACAACTTAATGGGGCATTAGATTCTCTTTCCAATGTCGGACAGTTTCAGACTTTAGCAGATGGAATAACAAATTTAAGTAGGGCAATGTCCTCACTTAAAGCTAACCAAACGGCTAAAGATTTTTCCACACTTGCAAACAACTTAAATAAAATATCGAATGTTAACTATGCAGGTATAGGAGCATTAGCAGATGGCTTAACAAGACTTACACCCGTATTACAAGATATATCGGGTAGTAACATAAGTGGTAGTGTTACAAGGCTTGTAAATGCCCTTACTAAACTTTCTTCTGCAAATCTTTCAGGACTTACAAATGCTAATTTTGGCAGAGTAGGTACAGAGTTAGCACAACTTACAAACACACTTGCTAACACAGAGGAAGTGTCAATAAGAACAACTAAACTTGTTGAGGCACTTGCAAAGTTATCAGGTGCAGGTAGTGGAATGGTTGCCGTAACAAACGCCATGCCCGGACTAACAACACAGTTAGTGCGTTTCTTTAATGCAATGGCAAGTGTATCAACAGTTTCAGAGGGAACGATACAGTTAACAACGGCACTTGCACAATTAGCTAATGCAGGAAAAAGAGCAAGTGCAACGGCAAGTAGTTTACGGACACTTGGAACGGAATTAAACAACCTTATTGGAATACTTGCAAAAAGTCCACAAGTCGCAGGTAGTACAGTTGAACTTGTAAAGGCACTTTCACAGATTTCAAATCAAGGTGTAAAGATAAACGCATCAACAAGTGGATTGAGAACAAATCTCAATAGCCTTATCCCATCACTTAACAAGGTTAACAAATCCACAAAGAGCCTTGCATCAACATTTGGAATGTTCTATGCAAAATTCTTCTTGTTATTGAGAGCCGTAAAGGGTGTTTGGAGTGCCGTTAAATCGGCAATGGATTTTGTCGAGGTTTACAACTACTTTGACGCATCAATAGACCAAATCACACAAAAGGCAACGGGAGATTGGCAAGAGGCAGGTTACGATTCTGCCGAGGCTTATTACGATGCTTTATATGAGGGATTTTCAACACAAGCAAAAGAACTGACAAGAAAAATGTCAGGCTATTCGCTTGATGAAAAGGGACAGTTAACGAGAGAGGGAACAAAGAATCTTGGACTTGACCCTAAAACAATGCTTAATTATCAAGCACAATTCGCTCAATTATCATCGTCAATGGGTATTGCAAGTGATTACGCAATGAAAATGTCACAAGCATTAACCGAAATTGGCGCAGACCTCGCATCAGTTAAGAACATGGAGTTTCAAGAGGTTTGGGATAATATGTCGAGTGGTATTGTCGGAATGTCAAGAGCCGTTGACAAATACGGCGTGAACATTCGTAACACGGCATTACAACAGAAACTTTATGATCTTGGAATAGATGCAAGTATAACGAAACTCGGACAACAAGATAAGGCATTATTAAGAGCAATTACAATTCTTGATTCAACGAGATATGCGTGGGCTGATTTATCAGATACACTTGAGCAACCTGCTAACCAATTAAGAATGTTAAAGGCAAACCTCGATAGTTTAGGCAGAACAATAGGTGGCGCATTGCTTGGTGGTGTAGCTGCGATATTACCTTATATCAATGCTTTAACAATAGCATTACAAAGGCTTATTCAATACATTATTGATTTCTTTGGTATTCAACTTGTTTCGATTTCATCACAAGCAAGTAACAATATTGGAGATTTAATCGGGTCAATAGACGATACCGAAGATGCTTTAGGTAGTGCGTCAGGAGCAGCAAAGAAACTCAAACAAAACTTACTCGGTATAGACGAACTCACCATTATCAACACAGATACAAGTGGTGGTGCAGGTAGTGGTGGAGTAGCCGATTATTCCGATGAACTCAAAAACGCATTTGACGCGATTTATGACGAGTATCAAAAGGTATGGGATAAAGCCTATGAGAATGTCGAAAATCGTGCTAAAGAGCTTTCAGACAAGATTGTAGATGCCTTTAAAAAGGGCGATTACTATGCTATTGGCGATACTATTTCAACAAGCATAGGCAATGCACTCCGAAAAATACCTTGGGATAAGATATACGATGTTGCAAGAAATTGGGGTAAAAATTTTGCAAGTTTCTTGAATGGTTTATTCAACCCGGAAACATTTGCAACACTCGGCTCAACAATAGCAAGTGCAATAAACACGGCACTTTACAATATAGGTGGATTTATTGACGAAATAGACCCTGTTAGAATTGGTTTATCTTTGTCGGAATTTGCCAACAACTTTATTGCAACACTTGACGAAAAACAACTTGCACATGACATAAGTGAGGGTATCAAGAAAGCACTCAAAATCGTATCAACATTCTTGCAAAAGACAGACTTTCAGGCTATTGGAGAGGCTTTCGGCACTTTCCTTAAAGAACTTGATTGGAAAGGTATTCTCAAAGGCATTTGGGAGGTTGTCCTTTCTGCTATGTCTGCTTTGCTTGAAACCTTTGAGGGAATATTCAATGCAGACCCGTTATCTGCAATAATCATTACGGGAATTGCAACGGGATTTACAGTTAGCAATATCTCAAGGATATTTACATCGGTAGGTGCAACAAGCCAAATTGCAACTTTTGGTACAACATTAGCGTCAAAATTTGCCGTAGCCTTTATGGGTGGTATTTTAGGCTACAATTTAGGCGAATGGATTGGTAAACAAATCTATGGCGATGAAGAATACGAAAAGTGGAGTATCAAAAACAATATTGGCACACTTACTGATTGGTTAGCAGACCAATTTGACTTATCAAATGCCTTTGAAAGCAAGTGGGATAATTTGCTATGGGGCGATAAAGGTGCTTTTGGTTTTGGCGATGTAAATGACCCGAATTGGTTAAAAGACCAATTTGATATATCAAAAGCCTTTGATACATCAAGTGTAACATCAAGTGGCAAGAGCTTTTTTGAGGGAATAAGCAATGCCACTAAACAATATAGCATACTTGAAAAGGTTTTAGGTGGGCTTAAAGACACTATTGCAAATACTCAATTTAATACACTTGCAGAAGATACAGAAAAATCAAGTGATGCTATAAATGATTTTAGCGATACATTATCAACAATAAGTTTTTCTGATATAAACCAATCTGTAAATGATTATAGTGCTATAACCGATACAGTATCAAAGAACACAAATAGCATGAGTGGTGCTATGAGTGGTGCATTTAACCAAATCAAGACTTTCGGTATAGAACAAGGTAGGATGCTTGATGTATTCAGAAAATACGATGATACACTCAAAACAAGTACCGATAATCAAAACAAGTATCGTGAAAACCTTAAAAAATCATCAGAGGCATACAATAATCTCGATGTTGCCACAAAGGTTACAAAGGGCAATATAGACCTTTTAGGACAGAGTACGATATTGTCAAGCCAAAGCATGATACAGAGCCTTACAAGTGTGTCTACATTCTTTACAGATACATTCTCGCAAGTGTTTGGCATGGATAATATCACAAGTATGTTATCAACCTTGCCGAAAGCATTTAGTGTTGTATTTAAGAACACGGCAAATGTTGTAATTGGTATTTTTAATCAAATGATTAAGAGTATCAATCAGGCAATGCAAGTATCGTGGGATGACATAGACTTTGGTGGTGAAAAGGTTGTGCAAAAAGGAAAAGCACAACTGTTAAAGATAAGTCCTATTCAATCATTCTCATTAGGTGGATTTCCTAACGGAGAAAACGGCTTATTCTATGCAAACAGTAGCGAAATGGTAGGGCGTTTCACAAACGGAAAAACAGCCGTTGCAAACAATGACCAAATTGTTGCAGGTATTGAACAAGGCGTTTACAATGCCGTAATGAGTGCAATGTCACAAGGTACACAGAATGTAAATGTTGTATTAGAGGGCGATGCAGAGGGCATATTCAGAGTAGTACGGCAACAGAACAGAATTTACAAAAACTCAACGGGAGCATCGGCATTTGCTTAATGGGTAAAACCATTAGGCAAGTGTCAAGGAGTTTAAAATGGCTTATTCAAATTTTTTAGTAAAAGTTGGAAATTACATAGTGCCAAATGGTAAAATCAAGGCAGACACATACAAAAGTGTGCGAACAGTTATTGACCTTGATAGTTATCGTAGTGCAGATGGTGTGTTAATCAGGAACGCATTACCTCATGTGCCTTACAAATTGGAAATGAATTTAATTCCAATGTATAACGAGGACTTGCAAACGATTTTATCACAAATCCGTAGCAACTACATTTCTGCAATAGAGAAAAAAGCAAATGTAACTTTTTACGATATGGAAACAGATCAATACATAACGCAAGAAATGTATATGCCTGATATTAACTTTCAGATTTACGGAATATTTGATGGCAGAATTTTGTATGATGAAACCACAATTAAGTTTATAGGATATTGATATGTTACCTGTTACAGACGAAACAAAAGCATCATTTTGGGCTTATAGTACGGTTAGAACATCGAAACAGATAACGATAACTGTACCAAACAAAAACATAACAATACAGAATGAAGATATTAAGGGTGAAACCTTACAGATAATTGAAAGACTTGAAAACTCCGATAACTTGCGTTTTGAGGGTTGCAATGCCACTACATTTACTTGTGAGGTTACAGACTTAACCCAAAATATCACGGGAGAATACATTGTTGTTAAAGTAACTGTAAACAACACGGATATTCCTTTATTTAAGGGATTTGTTGACGAGGTTACTAACCTTAACCATGAGGATATGACTTGTAAAATCACGGCATACGATAGGTTAAAGGAAATCAACGATAAGGATATTACACTTTGGTACAATAGCCTTACTTTCCCGGTTACACTTAAATATATGCGTGACAGTTTCTTTGCTTATTGTGGTTTAACGCAAGTAGAAACTATACTACCCAATGATACACAAACTGTTACAAAGACGATTACCGACAAGGTAATTAGTGGTGGCACAATTATTAAGGGCATCTGTCAATTAAATGCACGATACGGCAAAATCAACCGAAACGGACAGTTTGAGTATATCAAATTAAGACCTATCGTTGAGGGCTTATATCCTGCCGATGATTTGTACCCTGATGATGATGTTTACCCTGCCGAAGAAAATGCAAACGAACTGATTTCAAGGGCAAATTATATTAACATTGAATACGAACCATATAAAACGGCAAGGATAACAAAGGTTAATATATACGGAAAGAACGGTGCAAGGACAGGAACATACGGAACGGCAGATACAAATATATTCAGTATTGCCGATAATAAGATAGCCCACGGCTTAACAAATGCAAACGCAACGGCGCAAAACATATACAACGAATTGTGGCAGATAGAATTTACCCCTGCTAATATAAAGTTGTTAGGCAGACCATATCTTGAAATAGGCGATAGTGTATCACTTGTTACAAATAAAAGAATGGTTAGAACTTATATTCTGCAAAGGACTTTAAGTGGAATACAAGCCATGACAGACCTTTACGAAAGCAAGTCTGAACAATATTACCCTGAATATAAACAAAGCCTTGAAACTGCCGTTACAACCAATGCCGTAGAGATTGTAAACACTAATACAAATGTAACAAATCAAACAAACAGACTTGATGGCAGAGTTGATAATACAAATGGCAGAATAGATGCAAGTAACGCAAGAATCGGGTCATTGGAGGCAGACCATGTTTCCGTTGCACAGTTAAACGCAAGTAATGCAAGAATTGGAAACCTTGAGGCAGACCATGTATCGGTGGCACAGTTGAACGCAACAAACGCAAGTATCAATAATCTGTCTGCAATAGCAATAACCACAAACAACCTATCGGCACAAACGATTTACGGTAGTCAGATAAGTGGTTTAACAATAAATGCAAATCAGATTACGGCAGGTAGCATCGCAGCAGGGCGAATAAGCACAACACTTGCCAATGGTGTTAATGGTGTTACTGTTGGTAGCAATCAGGTTACGGCAACGGCATTTGTATTTAGTGGTGGTGGTGCTATGACAAAACAATGGTATGATAATGTAAATTCAAAAATAAGCAACTTGTAATTGGAGGGCTAAACAATGGAGAAGAAAGAAACCAAAGGCAAAATTGAAACAAGTGTTATCGAAACAGAAACAGTTATCCTTAAAAGCAAAACTGGGAAGAAAATAGCACTTACTTACGAACTTATTGATTACATTAACAAGCATTTATGCAAGGAGGGAAAGTAAAATGTTAGTAGTTTATGGCAATGTTTATTCAGATAATGATGAACATTTTAATGAGCTTAAAAATTTACTTACAGAGAATGGCTATCAGATAGCCTATAATTCTCCGTATAATGCCACAATCATAAAAGAGGTAGTTGATGAACACGAAGATACGGAATCTTGAAGATAACATAATTGCTTTGCTAAATGCCGAAAACGATGTACCGTTGGAATGTAAAAGGTTAATTCTATGTGATATTTTAAGGATAACCACAACGGCATCGGATAAGGCGATAATGCAAGAAATGGAGAGCGACAATGCAGAAAGTTTACAGTAGGATAAATTGGGAAAACTATCCGAGTACCGATACACCCTTAAATGAAACAAATCTGAATACAGTAGACTATGCCGTTGACACTATTGATGATAGAGTTATTTCACTTGATACAACAAAAACAAATCAAAGTGATTTCTTACAATCGGTGCATAGTGTAACATTCAGTAATACAACGGGTGTTTTAACTGTCACATACGAAAATGGCACAGTTTATACTGTCGATACAAAGATAGAAAAGATAGCCATTAACTTTGAGTATGACGATGACCCTACATCACCACATTATCAACAGTTAGTAATAACCCTTGATGATGGCACGAAACAGTATGTGGATATGTCGGCACTCATTACACAATATGAGTTTGACAATTCAACCGATATAGCCTTTACAGTAACAAATGGTAGGGTATCGGCAAACATCATTGATGGTAGTGTAACGAGGGCAAAGATAGACCCCGATTACCTTGCACAAATAGATGCAAGTGTTAATCAAGCACACGCATACGAAACGGCATCCCATACACACGAACTTGATTCACAAGCATGGGCTAACGGTCAAAAAGGTAGCACCGATGTACCGAGTACAGACCCACAGTATGAGAATAACTCATTGTACTATGCTAAAATGTCCGAGGGATTTGCAAACGGACAGAAAGACGGAACGGATGTAACATCAGAAAGTCCGTACTATCACAACAACTCAAAATACTTTAGTGAGAAATCACAAGAGAGTGCAGACGAAGCACACGATATACTTGATGAAATTGTTGAGGCTACCAACATGGTAACTTTCGAGGTAGATTTTACAACAGGCAATTTGATTTATTCATCAGATGCAACATACGATTTTAGTATCAACACTACAACAGGAAATCTTGAATGGGAGGTAGTAATTTAATGAGTGCAATAGCAGGTAGAGTTTTACTGATACCAAAGGGCAATTATGACAGTACGGCAACATACACTATGCTTGATATGGTTGTGTATAACGGCTCGTCATATATCTGTAAACAAGAGTGTACGGGAGTAGTACCCACAAACACAACATATTGGATGCTTAATGCAAGTGGTAGTGCCGTTGCTTATATCAACGATATAGGCGATGTTGTCATTACGAATGTATCTAACGGACAAGTGCTTATGTATGATAGCACAACACAAAAATGGGTTAACGGAACGATTACAACAACACTTGCAGGACTTACTGATACACAAATCGCATCGTTGTCAAACGGGCAAGTGCTTAAATATAATAGCACATCACAGAAATGGGAAAATGCCGATGAAAAGGGTGGTATCTTACCACACCTTATTGTTATTTCAGAAACAGGCTCAACAGTAACGGCAACAAAGGGACAGACAGTAATAACGGCAACGGAAACAAGTATAGGACATTTTGAATGTGATTTAACAGAGTTTGGTACATGGACTATTGATGCAATTCTCGGTGGCGATGATGCACAAGTTAGTCTTGTTGTAGATACTGTTAAGGTTTATACAGTTGATGATTCACATTTTCACGCAACAGTAACAGTTAAATATCCCGATGGTGCAACTTGTAGATTGCAGAGTGCAGATGAAACACTTTATGCAACGAGTAGTCCTTACACATTCACAGTACACCATGCAGAAACCTATACCATTACTGTTACATACAATCAGAGAATCTATACTGATACAGTTACATTCACAACAGAGGGGCAGAGTTTTTCAAAGACATTACCCTCTCCATCAGAGGTGGATGCAAATGATATAAATATGTGGCTTTTCTTTGGAGATGTGAGTGGTACATTTTCAACACTTTCAGACATTCTTGGAAACAGTACGGCATTATCAATGTTAATGGCAAGTACAGATGCCGTTGATTATCTTGTTAGATGTACGGAATGGATAAAAAGTAATGCACTTGTTCCTGTTATGACATCGGACACAACTCCGAGTGGAGAGGCTTTTGCAAGTAGTATATATAGCGATAGTTACAATGCATACAAAGCATTTGATGGGATTTCAAGTACATCGGCAGGAAATGCTTGGCAAGGTGTTACCAACGAGAATAATTCTTGGATTGCTTATGATTTTACAACACCAAAGAAAATAGGAAAAGTAATAGGCTCATTTAGAACATATCAAGTAACAAGTGGAAAAAGAACAGTTAAAATTCAAGGCTCAAATAACCGTACTACTTGGGAAGATGAAACACTTGAAATTGAAATAACAGGATTAAGCACGGCAAGTTCTTATGCTTTAAAAGATTTTGAAATCACAAACTTTATTTCAAATACGGCATATAGATACCATAGATTACAATTTGTAGGAATAGCCACATCATCAGCATCAACAGACATTGTACAAGTTGCAGAATTACAATTCTATACTATTGCAGAGGGCATAACAGAAAATCAATCTGCTATGTCCTACATCGGTTTAAACAACTATTGTGCAAACACTTTACTTGCAGATAGTGATTGGCTTGATGGCATTGCAAATAGTGAATACATTGATAGTGTGCTTAATGTAAAAGTGCCTACAATGACGAGTGCGACAACTCCGAGTGGAGAATGTAGTGCAGATAGTTATTACTCAAGCAGCGGTACTTACCTTTATCCTTGGAAAGCATTTGATGGAGATAGTTCAAGTACTAGTACTATGTGGTCATCAAATAAAACTAAAAATTCAAGTGGAGCATGGATTCAGTATGATTTCGGCTCAAGCAAAAAAATATATTTTATAGCAATAATATGGACAAATTGGACTTTAACTAATTGTGACATAAAAGGCTCTAATGATGGAACTACATTTACAACACTTGGCTCATATTCGGATGCTAATACAGATATTCCTAAAATATTTAAACACATACTTGAAAATATTGCATTTTATAGGTATTTAAGATTAGTTCCTACAAGTCAAACAGGAAGTAATACTTATGCAGGTGGTATTGTAGAATTACAATTCTATGGCAGAGAAGATGTATAAAGGAGGAAAACAACAATGGATTTAGAAAAGAGAGTTGCTAATCTTGAAAATCTTGTCGGTGCGTTAATTAAGCGCATCGACAATGATAAATTCTATGCTAATGCAGATACAAGTGCTTTACGGCAGACAGACGGAACACAGGCAGGAAATATTGACAGAAATTCTGCCGATATTGATTACCTTGCTATGATGACAGAAATTGACATACCAACGGAGGAATAAGACAATGGAACATTCACCTAAATTTGAAAAAGTAAAAGGTTATTATGACCGAAATTTATGGAATGAAGAAATGGTTAGAAATGCCGTTGCTAAAGGTTGGATAACCGAAGAAGAATTTTTGCTTATAATAAATGAAACTTATGAGGAATAAAATCTGTTTTAATCAGTTTATTCAAGTGCTATAATAAGCATAGATATTGTGGTAGTCGAATAGGTAAAGACTTTAACCTCGGTTGTAAAGTACATTCAGAGTAATGGAAATTATGCGATGTGCAAATCATCGCCCACAATATATACTTTGGGAGGACATACTATGAGTTATTACGATAATGACGAAAAAGACTATTTAAAACAGGAAATAGATAATTTCCTTGAACATCATACGATTTCAGAATTTCTTAAAATTGTTTATGATTGTGTTAGGGATAGAGATAATGAGAATGTGGCGGACTAATGTATAAAGCAAGTGAAAGATTCTATCTGAATGTAATAACGGCTTACGAACAAAAGTTAAAACAGTATATGTCCGAGGAAGAACATAACGAATTTATTAAAAACACGGCTAAACAATGTTTCCTTGCAGAAATGTTAGCCTGTCCGAATAAGGACTTTAAAGATGCCGTTTTTGAAAAATGGGATGAAATTATGGGAGAAATGAAATGATACTTTCGGGAGAAATAACTTTAAATGTTAATGCTATTATCGGTCTTGCAGGACTTGTTACGGCTTTATCCGTATTGATCGGAGTAATCAGAAATTGGTTTAAACAGAAAGACAAATGGGATGGGTACGATGAAAAGATACAGAACATAAACGAATCAGTACAAGCTATGCGGGATGAACAGTATGTGCAAATTATGACATTATATGCCGTACTTGATGGACTTAAACAGCTCAACTGTAATGGCAAAGTTACCGAGGCAAAGAATGAATTAGATAAATTTATAAATGAAATGGCACACAATCGTAAAAGTGCTTAAAATAATGCCTTGCCAAATGACAAGGCTTTTTTAATTTAAAGGAGGATAAACAAAATGAAATTTTCAGAGCAGACTTATGACACATTAAAATGGATTGCACAGATTTTTCTCCCTGCATTTACAACATTTCTTGGAGTAGTGCTTAAATGTTTCAACTGTCAATATACGGATATTATAATTACTATCCTTGTGGCTTTTGATACATTCTTGGGAACAATACTTGGAATTTCATCAAAGAATTATTACAAGGGGGAATAACCTATGAAATACACAAATTCAAGCCTTGTAAATTATACTTGCCTATCCCCTAATTATTCCAAAGGTAGAGAATGTATCAATAGAATAACTATACACCACATGGCAGGTAACTTATCTGTTGAACGATGTGGGCAAGTTTTTGCAAACAAGAAAAGACAAGCATCATCAAATTATGGAATTGGCACAGATGGGCGAATTGGACTTTATGTAAAAGAAGAAAATCGCTCATGGTGTTCATCAAATGGCAAAAACGATAGAATGTCCGTTACCATAGAGGTAGCCAATACAACTAAAGGTGTGGCAAATAAGACTTGGGAAATATCCGACAAGGCTTATCAATCACTTATCCAATTATGTGCCGATATATGCCGTAGAAATGGCTATACAAGTGTAATGAGTATTGATTATCTTGTAAAAGGTACGATTGCCCAGAAAACAAAGATTGCAAATAATTATGTAGCTCCGAAAGGTGTTTTGTTGCTTACTCAACATAATTACTTTAATGCAACGGCTTGTCCCGGAACATACATCAGAAACAATTGGAATCGAATTGTAAATGATATAAACAAGGCTATCGGAGGCGTTACGCCTACACCTCAACCTATACCGAGTGACATTCCTGACGAAAACACAATAATACTTGGAAAGTATTTTTGCAAAAGTGTCATGGATAATTCAAAGGTTGATATGGGATATGTATTCAATCCGACATGGTATGCAAATCATTGGAGTGATTTAAAAAATGCATTCGGTTATGATGACAAGAAACTGTTTGACCATTTCTGCATTCATGGAATGTATGAGGGCAAGGAAAAAGAGGGCAGACAGGCAAATGCAATTTTTAATCCTGTGGCATATCGAAAGAATTATCCTGCACTTGAAAAAGATTTTGGCACAAGGGTTGAAGATGACCCTAAATATTATGAGCATTATTGCCGATTTGGTTACAATGAGGGAAGAAAAGCCACATAAGACTATCACGGCATAGCAAATGCCCTCCTTTTACCTTATCCCACTTATCACTTGATAGGTGGGATTTTTTTAGTTATAATCATATTGTGATTTGCTATATTTTGGCATAACTAATTCTTTCTTACACCTTTAAAACCACTTATCTTACGCCAATAGGATAGGTGGTTTTATTTTTTTGTAAAAATTTCAATTTAGTTATTGACTTTATATTTGTGAGTGATATAATGTCCCTATAAGTTGAAAGTGAGGTACACAACATGGCACAGAATATTTACAACGAAGATGGAAAAAAATACACATTACAAGAGTATTTCAACAAGGTTAATAACAAGGGACTTTTTCAGATAAAATCCAAAATTTTTGGAAACTGTATTACGGGTACATACGAATACATCAAAGGAATGTTAAGAAAAGATTTGTTTAGCTCATGTATTCAGGCTATTGATACCGATGAATATGGAACAATAATTACTATCAGATAAAGGGGGTTGAAACATGAAATACGAATTAGTAGTAATTTGGAGCGACGGACAGAAAGAGATACACGAATATCCTACTTATGAAGATGCCGATAGTGTAGGCAGAGGATATAAAATAGCATTTGGAAATCAAGTTGAATGGTACGGAGTGAGGGCAAAGGCATGAGAGAAGAAGAAAAGTTAATTTGTGATGATATTTTAAGATACGGCAAGATAATATCCGACAAGGAATTTACTTGTGATGGAAAGTTTATCAGACAGTACACTATTGAATGTGATGGTGAAACATACGATTTAACAAAGGAGTGTGGCGAATGGATTTACATATATCACAATGCAAAATAGAAACCAAAATAACCCGGTGTTACCTTGTTGAATGTGTTATCAAGGACACTAACACCTATTACAAATCAGAATTAGTATTCACTAATCGGAACGATGCAAAAGCACTTGAAACGAAAATGAAAGAACAAGCAAAGGAGTGGCAGAATGAGATTGATTGATGCAGATGAATTAGAAGAATTATTCGGGAAAGAGTGTGTTGGTGATTGTGGTGCTTGTATGCCAAAGAGAAAAACAGATGGCAAGGGAAGATGGTATGATACTTGCTCATTGATTGATAAAGCACCAACAATCATAGAAGCAGATAAGGAGGATAAGGAATGATAGTAAAGGATTTAATTACACGATTACTTGATTGTGATATTAACAAAGAAATATTTTTATCAGACAATATTGAATTTGAAGATGAATATGGACAAACAATAGGTTCAATATATGGCATAACAAGTGTTGATGAAGGTAGTGTTGTATATCTCAATTTTGATAATCGTAATAGCAAATATAAACAGGAGGATAAATAAATGACATATTATATTAACCCTATATGGTTTTACCTAATGAGTATATCAACAGGAATGAAAATGTTTTTATGCGCTTTAGGAGTTATCTCATTGATAATTATTGTATTTGCAATACCGACATGGGTGATAGATGGAGGCGTTGATATAACGGATTTAGAGGATAACGAAAAGAAAATCTTTAAACTATTTAAGAATATCATAATAGCAAGTATTATATCATTATTTATTTGCATTTTAATTCCATCCAAAGAAACCTGCATTGAAATGATGATAGCAAGTCAAGTTACACACGAAAATGTAACGGCTACCAAAGAAGAAATCTATGAGATAGTTGATTATATTACAGATAAAGTGAAAGGAGTGGAAGAATGACAATAGAAAACTTACAGATTGACGAGGTAAATTGTTTTGAAAATAATCGTAGAAATGGGGTTATCATTTCATGGAGCGCAAATATCGGATTTGGCGAATTGACATTATATCATCGAAACGAGGATAGCAAGTGGAAAGCCGATACTGAATGTATGTGTAACAACGATGATAAAGAATTTATCCGTATGGTATTAAACAAGTGGGTTGATGAAATGGAGGTTGACGGATGAGCATACTAACTGATGATAGACGATACGGCAACGATAAGGAAAGAACTGAATGGAAACAAGAGGTTATGCGTGAGTATCGCAAACAGGAATACGAAGATAATCGGGAAAATAAGCCCGATACAGACGATGAAGAATAACACACGATAACTTTTAAGCACAAAATAATAGAAAGCCGTTTAGGGTGTTTAAAATGCCTTAAATGGCGATATGAAAGGAGAAACAAGATGAAATACACAGTAAACATTCTCAATTTACCAAAAGAGCAGAGAGAGGGGTATGTAGTGGCGAGATTAGACAATACAGACCTATGGTATTACGGAACATACGAAACACCCGAAAGAGCCGTTGAGGTGGCTAAAATGTTAGGCAACGGATTTGTGGTAGTAGCAAAGGAGGAATAAAAATGACGCTTGAAAAAGAAATAATCAAACTTGAAAAAACCATTGTAATTTATGAAAAGCATAATTATCCGAGGCTTGTTATTACCGAGGCTACACAGATGCTTGAATGGTTAAAGGAACTTAAAAGATACCGGGAAAGTGACGAGGTAAGTAAATAATGGTTAGCAAAGCACAAAAGAAAGCAACTAAAAATTACAATGATTCACACTATGATGTGATTAAAATTTATGTTAAAAAAGGCGAAAAAACTAAACTGAAACAGTTGGCTAATTCACAGAATATGTCACTTAATCAGTTTGTGACAGACAAAATCTATAACAATTAACAATTTTTATTTATTAAAGGAGGTGATGTAAATGGAACAGCTTAGTATATTTGATATGATGTATGAAAGATACAGAATCGAAAGAAAAATCAGACTTATTGAGTTGTTTGCCCGGCGGGATATGGTAGTCAGGCAATGGCATTAAGGAATCTTGGTGCAGATTTTGAACATTATAGGGTGGTTGAATTTGATAAATACGCAATTCAATCATACAATGCAATTCACGGAACAAACTTTCCAACAATGGATATTCGTGATGTGAAAGGAGGTGATTTAGGAATAACGAGTGATGATAAGTATATCTATTTGCTTACATACTCGTTTCCATAGTGACCATGCACAGATATTTCACAAGCCGGGCAGATGCGAGGTTTTGCCGAGGGTAGCAACACCAGATCAAGTTTACTTTGGGAGGTAAAGAGAATACTCACAGAGTTAAAAGAAATGGGAACATTACCACAAGTATTATTGATGGAAAATGTAGTTGCTATTCATAGTCAGGAGAATAAACCACATTTGCAGAAATGGTTAGATTTCCTTGAAAGTTTAGGTTATTCAACCTACATGGAAGATTTGAACGCAGCCGATTACGGAGTTGCACAACATCGTGAAAGAACATTCGCATTATCAATACTCGGAAACTACAATTACAAATTTCCTACAATAATGGACTTGAATAAATGTATGGAAGATTACTTTGAAGATTTAACAGAAGAACAAGCTATACAGTATATTGTTAAATCCGAAAAGGCACTTGATTTATTAGTGGAGTTAGATGGAAAGAATGAATTACAGTAAAAAATTGATAATGTTAGGTGTGCTTGATTCTAACGGATATGAGCTTGACAATCGTGTTTATTTTAAGGGGGGCATTTGCCCCTGCATAAGCACGATAACGGCTCAAAAAATGTGTGTAAAGAAATATGAAAGAGATAATAATAAAAGGTGCAATAGGCAACACGAAGATTCAGAACAACGATAGTGGCAGAGTATTTTCAAGGGTGGGTATTAGTGGAACTATAAAAAGTGTCAGTTACAAAGACCCACCGAAAGTGTTAAGAAAATGGAAAATAAAAGAATAAGTAGCGAATATATATATATATATAAGTACAAGAGAGTTGAAAAGAAAGTAATTGTTTTAGGTGGAGCAGCAAACACCGAAAGAAAAAATCGTGATTCAGGCAGAGTAATGTCAAGAAAAGGAATATGTTATACATTACCTGCTCACATAAGTGTTGAAAAACCATTGGTTATAAGGAAAATTAAATATGGAGAAAACAAAATTTTGGGTAATGGATAGTGCCTTTGAAATGGTTAACAGAGTTTATTTTAGAAAAGGTTGTTGTCCTACTATACAAACTTGTAGTGGTGGTAATAGGCAACCTAAAGTGATAAAACATTATGGAGAAATACATAGGAATAAGACAAGCCGTTAAAGACGGATATATAAAAATGAAATTGGGTGGTGTGGCAGACTTTAACTACCCAACAAGTCAATTAAGGCGTGGTAGGGTACAAGGTGATGGAGATATATGCCCTACAATAACATCAATGAATATGGAGGTATGCAAGGTAATGGATAAAGATTCAATGATCTGGATTGATGAAAACGGAAACAAAAGAATAAAAGGCAAAGCATGGAAAGAAATGAAAGAACAGAATTTTGATAATGCCGTAAAGTATGCAACAGAAGAAATACCACCAAAGGTTGAAGATTATTTGTACAAGGACTATGGTGTATTTAAACTAACTGAAAGAGAATGTGGTAGACTTATGGGTGTCCGAGATTCTGACATTGATAAAATGAAAACAGTTGTATCAAAATCGCAAATGTATAAACAGTTTGGTAATTCTATCGTTGTCCCGGTGTTAATGGCTATTTTTAGTCAGTTAAACATTCAGGGTATAACACCGTGGAATGAATTAAATCAAAAACAAAGAGAGGATTTAATTGAAAGGACAACAGTATGACAGTAGAGGATTTAATTAAAAATCTTAAATTTACTGAAACAGTTGAAATCAAAGATGCAGACGGACAGTTTTTAACATTGTTTAATACTGATAACACAAATAAGGTTAAAAACTATCTCGATAAAGAAATTTACAAATGGTATCCATGTTTTTTTGAAACAACCTTTAACGATGTTGCAACTATTGTTATTATGATATATAATTGACCGTAATAGGAGGAACACACTATGGACGATAAATCAATTCCTTATATAGCTTATGAAAGTGCAATGGCAATGTCAGAAAGACACATAAAAAGACTTTGGATTGTTTTAATTATTTGCCTTGTTATGTTATTTACAAGTAATGGATTGTGGCTTTTATATGAAAGTCAGTTTGAATATTACGATACAACAGAAACAACAACCTATTCGCAAGACGGAGAGGGTACAAATATTATTGGCGATTTGAATGAGGTAGATAACTAATGTCGCAAACAGTAACTACAACAAGAAGAACAAGAGGCAGAAGAAAAAGAAACGGTAAATCAAGAGGCACAAGGACACGCAGATCATAATGGAAATTATAGATTTATCTCGTAGTGAAATTGAATATCTTATTGATGAATGGATAATAGGCAACAACGGGCAGAGAGATAGAAAACTGATGAAACGCCGTTTAATTGATGGTATAACCTATGAAAATCTTGCCGAAGAATTTGACCTAACAGAACGGCAAGTAAAGAACATTTGTTACAAGAACATGGAAAAGTTAATAAAGCACCTTTAATATGCACGATATTTTCCCCTCGGATTCATTTCCGTGGGGATTTTTTTATTTTATTCTAAATACAGAAAAGAGGTGTTTACTATGTGGCAAGAATATAACCCCAATCCTATACAAAGCAGAATAGTAGGAGATTGTTCAGTTAGAGCTATTTCAAAAGCACTTGATGTGCCGTGGGAAAAGGCATACATGATGTTATGCTCAAATGGTTTTGCAATGGGAGATTTACCGAGCAGCAATGCCACCATTGCGTCTGTTTTAAGGCAACACGGCTTTTATCGTGATGTAATTGATAATGAATGTCCCGATTGCTATACAATAGCCGATTTCTGCAAAGACAATCCCGAGGGAGTTTATGTTTTGGGAACGGGTAATCATGTAGCCACAGTTGTAGACGGAGTGTTATACGATGCGTGGAACTCCGAAAATGAGATACCACAGTATGTTTTCTTTAAGCAGGAGGAAGAAAAGAAATGAATTATCCTTTTTATCAGAATCCCGGAGTATATCCAAATTATCCACAACAGAATCAAGTAAATACAACACAACCAACAATGCCTAAAGCAGATATGCCGATGGGATTTTTTGTACCCGTGGCAAATGAGAATGTTGCAAGAAACTATCCCGTAGGATATGGCAATACTGTTGTATTCAAGGATGAAAATAGTCCGAGAATGTATGTGAAAGCTATGGGATATTCACAACTTGAAAGCCCTATATTTGAAAAGTATGTTAAAGAAGAAGATAAGCCGATTTCAGACGATGTAAACGAAAAGTCTAACAACTTATCATACGATGATTTAAAAGCCGAAATAGACGGAGTTAAGGGCGATATTAAGTGGCTTAAAGACAGAATACAGAATAGAAATAACGAGAAAAGGAGTGATAAGCAATGAATAACATAATACAAATGTATAATCAGTTGCGACAAAATCCTATGTCAATTCTGACAAAGAGATTTAACATTCCTGATTCCGTTAATATGAATGACCCAAATGCGATTATTCAACACCTTATAAACACTAATCAGGTATCACAAACACAAGTAAATAACTGTATGCAAATGAAAAATAACCCGATGATTCAACAGATTTTCGGGCAAATGAAATAACGGATTTGTTCTAAATTTGGGAACTAATCTTAATGTTAAATATTAGGGCAAGTGTACATAGCCTTGATATATAAACGGACTATTCGATGTGAGAATAGCCCCTAACCTTTAAAATCAGGAGGAAAAAAATTATGGCATTAACAGACGATTCAAACGGAATGTATATGCCCGTTGCACCTGCCTACTCTAACGGTGGCTTTGGTGGATTCGGTGGCGATTCATGGGCGTGGATTCTTCTTCTCTTACTCATCGGTGGAAACGGATGGGGCATGGGTGGATTCGGTGGTGGATTCGGTGGTTACGAATTTCCGTGGCTTTTCAACGGACAACAGAACATCAATACCAACACTAATAACGGATTCCGTGACGCAATGATTAACGATGGCATTACATCAATTCGTGATGGCATTTCAGGACTTTCAACACAACTTTGCAACTGTTGTGGAGATATGCAGATGGCTCTTGCTAATGGCTTTTCGGGTGTTGAACAGGGTGCTAATGCTCGTCAGATGGCTAATATGCAGACTGCTTTTGGTATTCAGTCACAGTTAGCTCAGGCAAGTGCAGACAACAGACTTGGCATTGCAGGTATTGGCTCGGATATTGCAAGAGAGGCGTGTGCAACAAGAACAACTGATACACAGAACACACAGGCTATTCTCAATGCCGTAAATAGTGGTGTGCAGTCTATAAAAGACCAAATGTGTCAAGACAAATTAGACCAGAAAAATGACGAAATCTCTGCACTCCGTCAGCAAGTTGCTATGAAAGACCTTGCTGCAAGTCAGACAGCACAGAACGCATTTATTCAGCAAGGATTTGCTAATGAGGTAGATCAGTTGTACAACAGACTTTCAAATTGTCCCGTACCGAGTACCCCCGTTTACGGTCGCACACCTATTTTTACTTGCAATGGTAACAATGGTTGTGGATGTGGTAACAACGCATTTTACAACTAATTAGGAGGTATTGTTATGGCAGAATTTTTAGTGGCAAGTGATGTGTTAGTGGCTTTAAATAACACTATACCATTCAATACTGTTTCTATCCCTTGCAATACGGGTAGTGTAATACCCATTGCACCGGGGGTTTTAACTCTAAAAGGCAATACATCAAACAAATTTGCAAGATATGAGGTAACATTACAAGCAAACATAACTGTTCCCGAGGGAGCAGAGGTTACGGCAATAGCATTAGGAATAACCCTTAATGGCTCGGTTGTTCCTGAAAGTGTAGCAATATTCACACCACAAGCCGTTGAAGAATACGGACACATCAATACAAAGGCTACAATTACTGTTCCTTGTGGTTGTTGTGTATCTGTATCAGGCGTTTATGTGGATGGCACAGAAGATGATGCAACTGTAACACCTACTCCGTCAATTACAGTAAGGCGCAATGCCTCAATATCAGTTGTGAGAACGGCATAGGAGGAAAAAGGTATGCACAAACTTTACGAATTAAAAGAAAAACTGATGGATGAACTCGAAGATTACACCGAAAATGGCAAGTTTTCAAAGGATAATGTCGAGGAAATCAAGTATCTGTCAAGTGCAATAGACCATATCTGTAATATCCTTGAAAAAGCCGATGATGAAGAATATTCCATGAGAGGTAATTCATACAGAGGTTATCGTGGTGGCAACTCTTATGGTAGAAATCGTGGATATTCAAGGGCAAGACGCAGGGATTCAATGGGTAGGTATTCAAGAGTGAGTGAGGACTTTAGAGCCGAACTTGAAGAAATGATGCAGGATGCACCTAACGATACAATCAGACAAAGAATGATGGATATGATGAACGAAATCTAATATCCCGGATAACCCTTATCAACGCAATGTTGGTAGGGGTTATTTTTTTGTAAAAAATTTTAAAAATGTTATTGACTTTATATTATAATGGGTGTATATTAAGACTATCGGAACACGAACAAAATCGAACAGAAAGGTGAACACAATGGAAAAATTAAGATTTTTTATAAGCCGTTATGTAGATGGTAATTATGAAATTGAAACAAAGCATATACACTATGCGTTTCGTGATGATTTAAACTTTGATGACATTACCCCTGATAAATTAGGAACGATAATGGAATCAATAATGAACACATTAAAGGCAGAAAACATTGAGCCGTATTTTGTAATGATATAGGGAGGTGGAACATGAAAACAAAAATCAGAATTATTTACTCAATCTCATTTATTCTTATGCTGCCGTTTATTTGGTTAGTATTTAACAACATTCCGTTGGCAATCATAACATACGCCGTTTCATTTGTTCTTGCAGGAATAGGAAAGAAAATGGAGGTTGATAACAATGTGCGATGGTAATTGTTTTGAATGTAAATACGATGATTGTATAGCCACAGAAGATGAAATTATGGCGCTTGAAAGTAAAACCCCGGTTGTAAAAAATACGACAGATAAGAAAACTAAAAGAGAGATTAAAGACGAAAAGAAAAAAGCATACTTAAAAGAGTATTGCCGAAAATATCAAATTGAACACAGAGAACAGATTAGAGCCACACGAAAAATATGGTACGAAAAGAACGGCGATTATGTTAGGAAAGTCAATAATGAGAGGTACAAAGAGTATTACAAAAAAAACAGAGAAGAAATATTAGCAAAAAAACGAGAGAGGAGAAAAAATGGGAATAGTACCAATAGGAATATCAATAGTTGCGTTGCTGTTGGCGAATCCGTCTGAAAAAGATTTACAGAAAATGGAGATCAGGGAAAACACCACCTATATGAGAGTTACCTGTTACACATGGACAGGAAACAAAACGGCATCAGGTGTTTACCCCGAGGAGGGAATGTGTGCATCTAACCATGACAATATAGGTAAGGTTGCGTATGTTTATACACTTGATTATGAGTTGATCGGGGAATTTGAAATAACCGATTGTGGCGGTGCATACAGCCTACAAAACGGCACAAGTATTGATATATACCGAGATACCCTTGAAAGATGCTATGAATGGGTAGGAGAGTACGGAGATTATTTGTATGTCAAAATTGAATAATTTATCAAAGTCCGAAATAAAGGACTTATTAAATGTTACAGTATGTTACATAGTAAAGAACGAAGAAAAGTACATAAAGAAATCCATAGACAAGGTTAAGGAACTGTTAAACCCTTTAGAGATTTTGGTAGTTGATACGGGTAGCACCGATAAAACTGTTGAAATAGCCTTAAAAACGGGCGCAAGGGTTGAACACTATGAATGGGTGCATGATTACTCTAAAGCCCGTAATTTTGCCTTGAAAATGGCTAAAAACGATATGATATTGTTTCTCGATGCAGACGAAATACCTTATCAGGTAGATTTAGACAAAATCAAACGAGGAATAGCCACTTATCCACAAGCAATAGGCAGAATAACACGGCAGAATTATTGTTATGCGTCTGATGATAAAAAGAGCATTGTTACCGATAAAACGGAACGATTATTTGACAGACGGATTTACAAGTATGAAGATGCCGTACACGAACAAGTTGTAAAGCGAAATAAGGGCAAAATGGAGGCTTATTTACTACCACTTGTTGTAAAACACTATGGATATTTGCAAAGCCGTGAAAAGTTGGTTGAAAAAGCCGAATATTACAACAGTATTCTTTTCCGGGAGCTAAAGAAAAAACCGAATGACCCATATACCTTATTTCAGATAGGGCAGAGCTACCGAATGATCGGGGATGATAAAAAGGCACTTGAATATTTCATAAAGTCCTTACAGAATAACCCTGATACCAACGCAGAGTATTATTTGATACTTATTCAAAATATTTTAATCTTAAACGGAGGTGTAAAATGACAAACACAGAACTTAACTACATTATGGCAGAGTTTAAACCGATTGCCGATTCAATCAAGGATTTTTCAAAAAAACATGGATTTAACCATGTATCTGTATTAGATTTCGGGTTTGAACTTGAAATGGATGTTTTTAATGACATTCCCGATGACCCAAAACATTTCTATGTAGATAAATTTTTTTACAGAGAAAATGAAATAAGAAAAGAAACCGAATTATTTGAAAGGAGATTATAATTATGGCAGAAAAAAACGAGGTTGCCGTATCATTTAGTGAAATGCTAACAGACAAACTCGATATTGTTGAACAAGCATTACCGAGTGACTTTAACAAAACACGATTCGTGCAGAACGCAATATCCGTTTTAAACGATAGTCCGTCAATAACAAATATAAACAAAGGCAAGTTAATAGCAGGGTTGCTTAAAGGTGCTTATTTAGGTTTGGACTTTGCAAACAAAGAATGTTACCTGATACCTTATGGAAACGATGTTCAGTTTCAAGTTGACTATAAAGGGCTTTGCAAGTTTACCAAAAGATACTCAATAAGACCGATTCAAGATATTTACGCAAAGATTATTCGTGAGGGAGATACTTTTGAAGAAAGTATTGTTGACGGACACCCGAGTATCAACTTTAAACCCTTGCCACTTAATGAAAATCAAATCCGTGGTGTATTTGCCGTTTGTTTGTTCAAAGATGGTGGCTTACAGTATGAGGTTATGACAACTAACGATGTAAACAATGTTAGGAGTAGTTATTCCAAAGCATCTAACAGTAAAGCATGGAAAAACTCATGGGATGAAATGGCAAAGAAAACAGTTTTGCGTAGACTTTGCAAACATATCGAATGTGATTTTGAGAGTATAGAGGCAAGACAAGCCCTTGAGGATGGCGATGATAGCAACATTGTTTTGCAGAAGAAATCAGACGAAATCATTGATGTTTTTGCTAAAAAAGAGGAAACGCCTGAAACCCCGGAAATAATTGAAGATGCAGAATACACGGAAATTCCTAAAGATTTTGAAACACCATTTAAGTAAAGGAGAATGAAAAAATGCAGAAAATTGTAATGGATGATGGGTACGAATTGACAGAGCAGAACTATTACTCAAATGAAAGCAATAAAAGGTTTATGTCAGTACATGAATACCTTGATTTTGCAGGACACATGGGAATATCAGGTTGTGAGAGTAAAGCATTAGCCAAACTTAACGGAGAATGGCAAGACGAGAAAAACCTTGCAATGCAAGTAGGAAGTTATGTTGATGCCTACTTTGAGGGAACACTTAACAAATTTAAGAAAAGCAATCCCGATTTATTTACCCAAAAGGGAGAATTAAAAGCACCATACAAACAGGCAGAGAAAATGATTGCCAAAGCAAAAGGCGATGAATTGTTTTCAAAGTATATGTCGGGAGAAAAGCAGAGAATAATGGTAGGTCACTTGTTCGGATGTGATTGGAAAATCAAAATGGATTCATACATTGAGAATGTGTGTATTGTAGATTTAAAGACCGCAACAGATTTACACAAAGCATGGAAAGTAGCCGATACGGGATATGTGAGTGTGCCTGAATATTGGGGTTACACCTTGCAAGGTGCTATTTATCAGAAAGTTGTTGAGATAAACACGGGAAAGAAACTACCTTTTTACCTTGCTTTTGTAACCAAAGAAGATTACCCGGAAATCTGTATTGTTAACATAGACCAAATGACACTTGACAATGCCTTGAATGAAATCGAAATGAATATTGCATCGGTGTTAGCCGTAAAGAACGGAGAGGCAGAGCCTATTTCTTGTGGCAAGTGCAATTATTGTAAATCCAAAATGAAATTAACCCATGTTATCGGTATAAACGATTTAATTTGCGAATGATTACCGAATATACTGAAATCTGTATCTTGTGTGGCAGACCGAGAACGGATAAACACCACCTTTTAAATGGCAGAGATAGGCAAAAATGTGATGAAGATGGTATAATTATTCCGTTATGTAGTGTCTGTCACAGAGAGATACATAAAAATGCAACTTGTGAAAAGCTATGCAAGATAGCAGGACAATTAGCATGGGAAAAGGACTTTTACAAAAATGGAAATTCAGGCAACGCAAGAGAGAAATTCAGAAAAAAATATCTTAAATCCTACTTATGATAGAATTTTAAAACTTAATGGGTGTTATTACGGCAATAACTGTTTGCCATCACTCAATAATTTAATTGCAGAGGCTAATCGCAGTCCCTATGCTTACGGAAAATTGAAGAAACAGTTGGAAATGATTGTTATAAATGCCGTTAGAACGCAATTAAGGGGGTATAGAGCCACTAAACAAGCACAGTTGCATTTTATATTTGGTGAAAAAAATAAGGGCGTTAAAAGGGACTATGATAATGTCTTGGGTGCTGCGAGTAAAATAATTTGTGACGGACTTGTTAAAGCCGGGGTATTAAAAGACGATGCACCTGCATACTTGTTACCATCTACTTGTGAATTTCACTATGTAGAAAAACCATTTATACACATTCAAATTAGGGAGGTAGAAACATGACAAATCAGATGGCAAAAATCAGAGAACATTTAAGGAAACATCGTAGTATCACATCATGGGATGCAATACAGTTGTATGGTTGCACTCGATTAAGTGACAAAATCTTTCAGTTGAGAAACAAAGGATGGATAATTGACACTCAAATGATAGAGGTTAAAAACCGATACGGCGATGAAACACAAATAGCAAAATACATCATGCGAAAAGGAGGCAGATAAAATGAATGTATGTACTATGCACGGCAGAATTGCCAACGAACTCGAATTAAGACAAGTGAATGACAAATGTTTAACCAACTTTACACTTGCCGTAGACAGAGAGAAAAAAGGGTCAGGGTGTGATTGGATTCCTTGTGTAGCTTGGGGAAAAACGGCAGAGGTTATCTGCAAATATATGCACAAAGGGTCAGAAATAGCCGTAACGGGTAGATGGCACTCGGATTCTTACAAGGACAAGAACGGAAACAAACAGTACACGCACAAGTTATCAATTTCAAGTATGGATTTTTGTGGTAGTCGGGCAGACAATCAGGAACAAGCAGAAAATATGCCAAATCTTGACGATATGATGGCTAACGATGTTGACGATGCAATACCATTTAACTAACTATGAAAAACGAAAAAGAGATTAAACAGATAGCCGAACACTATGGCTACAAACACCAAAAGAAAATACTCGTTGAGGAATTATCGGAACTGATACAAGCCGTGATTAAGGTTGATAGGGCAGAGGGTAGTCTATCCGATGTTTTAAAGAATTACGATAATCTCATTGAAGAAATTGCAGATTGTGAGATTATGATATTCCAGATCAAACACTTACTTGCTATCAATACCGATGATTTCATCGAGAAAAAAGTCGCAAGACAGATTGAGAGGATAAAGCATGAAACAGTACATTGACAGAGAAGAAATCATTAAGAAACTCACGGATATTAAACGGAGTACGGACAGTAATTTTGTTTACGCAACGGCAGATACGATAAAGGAATTTGTTGAATCGTTACCCTACATCGAGGTAAATGAGGTAAAACCGAATGAGTGATACTTATTTCAATTTAAACAGAAAATCTGTTAAAACTCCGTTAGACGATTTTAATGCAGAGGCACGAAAATTAGGCATTTCATACGGAGAATTACAAGCTCGGGAAACTTGCCACATTTTAAGGTCGGATAAAGCCGTAAAAGAGCTTAAAGAACTTGAAAATGTGTTTGAGTAGGTGTATAATAGTTTGTGCAGGTCGGGTTTTATATGGTTTTTCCTGACCTGCTACCCCCGATAAAAACCTTGACAATTCTTTAGAGAGTTGTTAATATGTGCATTGTTGGTACGATATGTCGGTGTCGTATTAACTCGATAACTTTATATTGTGCCAACTAACAAGCCTTTTCGTATAAGTGCCGACACACTTTGCGAAAAGGTTTTTTGATGGGAGTTTTAAATGGATAATGAATTTTTGAATATAGATTGTATGGAATACATGAAAACATTAAGCGATAACTCTATTGATTTAGTTTTAACAGATATTCCCTACGATGGCGTTAATGATAATAACGATGGCGGCGGTTTACGAAATTTAAAAAAGGGCAAGGCTGATATTATAACCTTTGATTTAGAAAAATTCCTTGCAGAAGTATACAGAGTAACAAAAAGTACATTGATTATTTTTTGTGGACGCGGGCAAATGTCAAAAATTTATAATTTTTATGTTAATAATAAAGACAGTACCACAAGACAACTAATATGGGAAAAAACTAACCCTAGTCCTATGAATGGGCAAAAAATATATTTATCTGGCATTGAAAATGCTGTATGGGTAAAGAAAAAAGGTGGAACATTCAATGCTTTTTGCCAAAATACAGTTTTTAGATACCCTAGTAGCTCAAGTGAATTGCACCCGACAGAGAAAAACCATAATTTGTTAAAAAGATTGATAAATGATAATTCAAATATTGGCGATGTTGTTTTCGATCCATGCGCAGGTAGTGGCAGCACATTATTATGTGCAAATGAATGTGGTCGCAAGTACATAGGTTGTGAATTGGATTCTGAATTTTATAAAAGAGCTAAAGAACGATTAGATGCTGAAACAGCACAAACAACAATATTCGATTTTATGTAGGAGGATGTTTATAAATGGCAGAAGAAAAAAGCAAGATAAACTATGAGAATTACATTCATATCCCGGCATTTATGGTTAAGGATTTAAAACTAAAGGGGAATGAATTATTGGTATATGCGATCATTCATGGTTTTAGTCAAGTACAAGGAAATAATTTTTATCTTGATGTTGACTATATGGCAGAGTTTACTAATTCAACAAGACAAGGAATTTTTAAAAATCTTAAAAGCCTTTTAGAAAAAAATCTGATAGTTAAAGAAAATATATCATTTATGGGAGTAAACAAAGTTTACTATCGTGTAAACAAAGTTTACAACATGAGTAAACAAAGTTTACAAGACAGTAAACAAAGTTTACAGAGTGAATCAACAAAGTTTACTGACAATAATATATATAATAATAATGACTTAATTATAAATAATAAAAAAGATAATAAAAGGGATAATAAAGATAATATATATATAACCGAAAATCCAAAACCAAAAGAAGAAAAAATCAAATATGGGGAGTATATGAATGTCTTATTAACTGAAACGGAATACAACAAACTTGCCGATAATTTTGGAATAGAAACGAGAAATAAGGCAATAAAGTTTCTTGATGAATACATCGAGGAAAAAGGTTATAAGTCGAAATCTCATAACCTTGCCATAAGAAGATGGGTAATAGATGCCATAAGCAAGAACAAAAATGAAACCAAAAAAAGAGCAAGTAGCTACACAAATGATGAATGGGAACAAGCATAGGAGGTAAATAAATGACAAGAGAAGATGCCATTAAGAATATAAAAGAACATTGTTATTTTGCAAACCTAAATCCACAAGCAAAAGAAGCACTCGATATGGCTATAAAAGTATTAGAACAGAAACCTTCTGTCATTCATGTTTCCAAAAAGCGAGAAAATCCTGATTGGGAAATTACTGATTGGTCAGGAGCGCAAGGAAATACTATTGACAGGAAAATAAAAGAAAATGAAAGAGGACATTGGGGAATTTACGGTTAATTACATGAATGGAGGTGAACATAAATGACAAGAGAAGAAACAAAGGTACTTTTAAAAGCAATATCAACGGCATACCCTAACTACAAAATAGAGGACTTAAAAGAAACTATCAATTTGTGGCATTTAATGTTAGGGGATTTTGAATACAAGGATTGTTCATTGTCTTTGCAAAAATACATAATGAGCGATACATCAGGATTTGCACCATCTATTAGCCATATAGCAAGTGGAATACACGATATAAAAGAGATTATAAGTGATGAATTTCCCACAGAAACAGAGGCATGGGATTTAGTAGATAAGGCATTGAGTAATGGCAATTATCATGCACAAGAAGAATATGATAAACTCCCGGAATTGATAAAAAAGACAGTTGGTAGCGCAAACATGATAAAAATGTGGGCGCAAGTAGACAGAGAAGAACTTGAAACAGTAGTGCAAAGTAATTTCATGCGATCATACCGAGAAAATGTTAAAAGGGCAAAAACAATAAATCGTATGCCGACAGAGATAAAGAATCAGATAGAGCAGAAGAATCAGGAGTTGTTAGAAAGTCATGTATGAGTTATTTATCCGGGGAGTAATAAAATTAGCAATATATTTTATCGTATTTTCCACGATAATAAACCTACTTGACATAATAAACATGATAGAGGAATGGGATGATGGGAAAAGATAAACATAAACTTAAATTTGGGCGTGTTTGTATATCGTGTGATAATTACCCAAAGAAATGTAGGCACGGAACGATAGAGCCTAACTGTTGTGCAGATTACATACCGAGAACAGAAGAAAGAAAAGACAAGAAAATCAATTTTGAGGTGCTTAAATGAAAAAAGTATATGGAGTAGCGATAGAAAAACCAAAGAATCCGTTAAGGTGGATAGGATTTAATCGAAACATAGAGTTAATAGCTGAAAGAGAATTAACTTTAATCGGATTTTACAAATACACAAACATGATCGTGGTTATCTATGAAAGTGCAGAATGTTGTAAAGGTGCAAACAACCTGTTTAACTACTTTCATTACAAGTCAGAATTGATGAATGAAATGTATATCACGGATGAACGGTACGAATGGTTTACAAGATTTGGTAAAAGATGCAGGAGGTGGATGTAAATGAGTGGTGGTAGTTACAATTACATTTATTCACGATTAAGACAAGAATGTGCAGGATATATGCACGATGATGAAATGGATGACCTAATAGAAGATTTATGCGAGGTTTTACATGATTTGGAATGGTGGCAGAGTGACGATATTTCTGAAAAAGAGTATCGGAAAACCTTAAAAGAATTTAAAAAGAAATGGTTTAAAACAGACAGAAATGAAAGATTAAAGGAATACATAGATAATCAGATAGGGATTGTGAAAGAAAAATTATACGAAATGATAGGAGAGTGTTATGGCAAAGAAAATCAAGAGGGAAAGTGATTGCAGAGGATGTGCAGAGTGTATCGGATGTGGCAGAGATAGATTAAGGGATGTTGAATACCTTGAATGTGATAAATGCCATGACGAGGTTGAAAAACTTTATGTACTTGACGGAAAAGAGCTTTGCGAGGATTGTCTGTTTGACGAGATTGAAACAATAGAGTTGTAGGAGGTATTAAATGACTTATAGTTTAGGCGATATTATCATTCTCATAATGCTAATATCAACATTACAAACATCGTTGATACTGTTTTGGTATCACTATATGTTTGGGCGAAAGCCCCGGAAAAGAAAGAAAACGAAACCTGAAATAACTGAAATATCGGAAATCTTTTATGATGATTATGACGATGGGAGGTAAACTTGGGAGAGTTAAGGAAAACGAATTATGGTGCTTGGGTATATGACGATGGCACATTAAACGAAAATGAAAAAGCATTGTTGTATATCAAAGAGAGTGCCGAAAGTGTAGGAATAGAGATTATACCTGATAAAACGGCTTTTGACATTCCTTTTATGGCAGAGGTAATGAGAAGATTACGAAATGGGAGGTAAAACATGACATTTACAGAATTAGAGGCTATGGAAAAAGTAGCAACGGAAATATATAACAGAGGCTTTGAAGATGGAAAGAAAGCAGAATACAATGATTTCAAGTTTTCCGAAATGCAAAACGAAAATTATGATAGTTATGATAAGGGCTACAAAGATGGATATAACAAGTGTTTAAGAGAAATGCAAAGCAAAAGACAAGCCGTTATATTTTGCAATGAGTGTAAAAATTTTGCGATTTGCAAGTATGTTGAAAGTGGAAATGAAATAATAAGCCGTTGTGATGCTTATGTGAAAAGTGAGGATAAAAAATGAATATAAACAGTACAAGAGAGGAGTTTGAAAATCTTGATTATTTTGAGCCGACAGATGAATTTAATGGAGTTGTAATTATTCCGACAAATGAATTACATGAAAGTGGTTTTGGATGTATGAAATTTGCGTTAATAAATGGTGGCGAGGTTGTAGGATGTGTCGGTGGTGGTAGTGATGTTATATGCCTTAATGGTATTGGCGGATATGGTAAATATGATAAGGATTTTGATAAATCACTTAAAACCAATATGGCAAAAAGAGTTGATTGGTCTATTGATTGCTTACCAAATGGTTTAATAAGACTGTTTTGTTCTTATAAACTTGATATAGATAAATTTATACTTTCAGATTTCATGTTATATGTAAAATAAAAAGTAGAGGAGTTAAGAATGACAGATAGAGAAAAGGCAATAATAATGGCTTACACTGGAGTATGTATGCTGACAGGTGATAAGTTTCAGATATTCCACAAGTATGTTGAGGATATTATGGGTAGATCAGTATGGACGCATGAAATGGCGCTTGATTCTATTGCTGATGAGATAAGGACAAAATCAAAGGATGATTTCATAGCATTGTGTGCTGACGAGAGCAGTTCGGAAAATCAGAACAGGTGGATTCCTGTTAGTGAGAGGCTACCCGAAGAGTTTGAAAGTGTACTTGTCTGCTATAAATCGCAAGGTGGTATGGCACAAGCGGTATCTGAAAGATTTGGAACACATACAGGTTACAAGTGGTCAGCCTTAATGGGAATTGAGCCGATAGCATGGATGCCATTACCCGAACCATACAAATCAGAAAGAGAGGATAAGGAATGACAAGCATAGCAAAGAAAAAGAAATGCACAAGGACTCTACTTGATAGAGGTGGTGAAAAAGGACACATTTTTAAATTAAAAAGAGAGGCTATGTATCACAAAAAAGACAGAATGAGCAATAAAAAGGCTTGTAGGGAAGGAGTGTAGGAATGACAGTAGAAATCATACTTAATGAGATACATAAAGGTGGTTATGAACATCAAGTATTTGAGTATTTATCAAAATGTCTGATTAAAGAAAACACAAGACTTGAAAAGCAGAATAGCGAATATAGAGCCACTATAAGAACGATCAAAAAGATAAATCGTGGTAAAAACGATGCTATTGATAATTTATGCGAGGTGGAAGAATGAAAATTAAAACAACAGTCACAGAAATTGAGTGTACGGCAAATGAATTAAGGCAGAGTAATGCTTTGTCAGACGGATTTTACAATATGTTACGAGGATGCTTTAACAATATGACCTCTGATTGTGACGATGCCGAGGATGATGATGCAGAAAGTGAGGTAAAAGAATGACTAAATTATTTTTATCTTTAGATGATGCCGTGAAAGTAGCGGTCAGAGAGTTTGATATTGATTCTGTTTTGGCAAGACAAGAATTTGAGCAGAAATGTTATGTGACGGATAATCAATATATAATTGGCTACCATGATGGGTTAAGCGATGCAATAAAAGCAATCGAGG